GGTAGCGATTCTGGTGCAAATAATGGACAAGCAGGAACAGTTAATACTGGAGGAGGGGGAGGAGCAGGTGGATTTAATTCTTTTCCTGGAAAAGCTGGTGGAAAAGGAGTTGTTATATTAAGTATGCCTGACGAAACTTATTCAGGAACTACAACAGGCTCTCCAACAGTTGCTACTGGAGTTTCAGGAAGAACCGTTTTAACATTTACAGGCACGGGGAGTTACACATCATAATGGCTACTTTTGCAAAATTAGGTTTAAATAATAAAGTAATAGAAGTTCTTTCGGTTCATAATAATGAACTATTAGATTCTAACGGAGTAGAGCAAGAGGTTAATGGAATTGATTTCTTAACTAAACTTACTGGCTACCCTGTATGGAAACAAACATCTTACAATAATAACATAAGAAAAAATCATGCAGGTATTGGATATACTTATGATGAAGATAGAGATGCTTTTATAGCACCTAAACCTTATCCATCATGGATACTAAACGAAACAACATGTACATGGGATGCTCCAGTAGCTTACCCAGATGATGACAAGATTTATGAATGGGATGAAGCTACAACTAATTGGGTAGAAGTAACTAATTAATGTTTGGCTTTCAATCATTCTCAGAAGCTCCTTATAGTACCGCAGGTGGAGCAGTTGCCAAGCTAGGCTCTGCATCTATCACAGGGGTAGGCACAGTTGTAGCTAACTCTACAAGAGTAAGAAGCTCATCAGGATCTATATCCGCTATAGCTACGCTAACAGCTGACNGCATTAGAATACGTNTTGGATCAGGAGATATTACCGCTACAGCATTAGTGTCAGCATTAGGTGGNNTAGTTAACGATGCTAACGGATCAATTACTGGAAGAGCTACCGTTACTTCTAATGCAGTTTATATAGCATTTGGTGAAGGTGACATAAGTGGTGCTGCAACGCTCACAGTGGCTCTCTCAGGCTCTATCATATACTCTAATGCAAGTATTGCTGCTGAAGCTACATTAACCGCAGACGGCTTTAAAATAACTTTTGGTGATGCAAGCGTTACTTGGACAGCAGAGTTAACCGCTCTTGGTGGATTGGTTGCAGATGGTCATGCAAGTGTAGAAGGCATAGCAACAATAACTGCATTCTCAAGTGTAACCAAGTTTTTTGATGCTTCCATTACCGCAACAAATACCGTAACCGCAAAAGGATACATACTTGGTGAGGAGTGGAGTGATGTAACGTATGACACAGAGGCATGGACTACTACCGCTCCTGGAAGTAGTGTTTGGACAGATTCAACAGTAGGTGATAACGATTGGAAATTAAAAGGATAACACATGGCAAAAACTAAAATATCAGAATACGATTCAAATGCTTCTGGGAATGGTGACATTAACGGGATTAACATCCAAGAAGGGTGTCCCCCCAGCACCATCAATAACTCAATTAGAGAGTTGATGTCGCAATTAAAAAATATGATTACAGGTGCTGATGGCGATAGCATGGTTGTGGGAAGCAATCTTACCGTAAACGGCACTACCGTATTGACTGGTAATGCTACTGCTCCTACGCAACTAGCCACCGATAACTCTACAAAAATAGCAACAACAGCTTATGTACAAGCAAAGACTGGAGCATTAGGCACAATGTCAGCACAGAACGCTAACGCTGTAGCTATAACAGGTGGAACAATAACAGGTGCTACTGTTGGCGGTGTAACTATTGGTACTAACGCAGGTGGAGTAAGAACGGTATCTACCAGTTCACCTACAGGTGGATCTAATGGCGATATTTGGTATATTGTTTAATCATGAGTATATACGTCAAAGATGATGGTACTTATAAAAAGTCTAACTTTATCCATATTAATCAGGGTGGAACTTGGTCTGAAGTAAAGGCAGTATTTGTTAATGATGGCGGTGTATGGAAAGAGGCGTATGTTGTAGAGGTTAATGTTAGCCTAACTGGGTTAGTACAAGACTTTAATTTGTGGAATCAAGTGGTATCACAGATTGGCACAAAGACTTACAAAGTTATTGCTAACGTCACTATGGCTACTGGAACTAACATTGTATCTACATCTAACACATCCCCTGCTTTTAATGTAGGGTCTTTCCCAGCCAATAGTATTATTAACTTAAATGTTAGTAGCGGATCAAGCATTACTGGCCGTGGTGGTAATGGTGGTAAAGGAAGTAACTCTGAAGGATGGGCAGGAACTGGCTTTGCAGGTAGTGCAGGTGGAACAGCTATTTACACCAGACACACACTTAACCTTACCAACAACAACCTTATAGGTGGTGGTGGGGGTGGAGGTGGTGGTGGATCAGGAAGGGTAGTTTATCATGCTGCTGGTAATGGTGGTGGTGGTGCAGGCGGTTATCATAATGCAACTACATCCTTTGCACAAACTCCGTCAACTTCTTCATTTAATACTTCTATTCCTGCTGGATATGGCGGTATAGGTGCTGGACCAAACTGTGATAGAAATTGTACAGGAAGAGCTGGTGACGGAACATTAACAACAGGCGGTGCTTTTACTTATGGCTCTACTGGTTCAGATAGACCAGGCGGTACTGGTGGTAATCTAGGTCTTGCTGGTGCTAACGGTTCTCAACAAGGTGGTTATGTGCTATATGCAGGTGGAGCAGCTGGTAACGCAATAGATGGCTCATCTTACACTAACATCATAACAGCAGGCACAATACTAGGAGGTCAAGTAAATTAATGTCTAACCAAAGAATCCAGTTTACTGAATGGCTACCAGATCAACCTGCTAATGCAGGCTCACTGAACGATGCTAAAAACGTATTCCCTGTAGCTATAGGATACGGAGCATTTCCTAGTGCAGAAGATTACTCTAACTCTGCTACTGAAAACCTTAACAGTGTCTTTGTTGCCAAGTATGGTGATAACGTACAAGTATTTGCAGGCAGTGCTACAAAGCTATTTGTTTTAGATAACACCACACTTAATTTAACTGATGTATCTAAAGTTGGTGGTTATGGTGGTAACAGCACATGGAAATTTGAACAATTCGGTCGCGTGGTGCTTGCTACCAACAACTCTGAAATAATACAAGCATGGACTATTGGTGTATCCACAGTCTTTGCTGATGTTTCTGCAACCGCTCCTGTAGCAAAAGATATAGCCATTGTTAGGGACTTTGTATTTGCTGGTAACATTTCTACTGGCAATGAATTTGACAAGGTACAGTGGTCCGATATAAATAATGAAGCATCGTGGGTGTCTGGTCCTACATCGCAATCTGACTACCAAATTATTGCTGATGGCGGTAACGTACAAGCAGTAACAGGTGGTGAGTTTGGTATTATATTCTTAGAAAAGACATTGGTGCGTGCATCTTATGTTGGATCTCCACTATTCTTTCAGTTTGATACCATTTCTAGTGGACTAGGTTGTTTAGAAGGTAACTCGGTAGCACAATATGGAGCATTAAGTTTCTTCTTATCTGATGACGGATTTTATAGCACTGATGGTCAAACAGTTAATGGTATTGGTACAGAAAAAGTAGATAGGTACTTCTTTGACCATGCAGACCTTACACAAATTAACACAATCAGTGCAGCAGTTGACCCTATTAAAAACTTAGTAGTATGGAACTACGCTAACGTAGAAGGTACTAGAAGTATCTTGATCTACAATTGGCAACTACAAAAATGGTCAAGAGCTGAAACTATATCTGATGTAGTAGGCACTATTGCTAGTACAGGAACAACATTAGAAGGACTAACATCCTCTCTTGGTTACACTGACATAGATATTATGCCTGCATCGTTAGACTCACGACTGTTTGTTGGTGGTAAGTTCTTATTTGCAGGTGCTAAAGATGCTAAAGTAATGACATTTACAGGTACAGCTATTACCCCAACATTAGTAACTACAGACGTAGAGGTAGGTTATAACTCCGTAGCAACATTAGCAAGACCACAGATAGACAATGGTACTGCTAACGTAGCCGTAGCAAGCCGTAGAGAGCTTGATGACTCTATTGAATTTAGTGCTTATGTGCCTGCAACCTCAGAAGGTAGATGTAGCTTCCGTAGTGCTGGTAGGTATCACCGATTCTCTGTACAGCCTACAGGAAACTGGACAACTGCTATGGCAGTAGACGTAGAACTGAAACCACAGGGTAACCGTTAATGACTAGAATGTATCGTAAGTTACCATTTCAAGGTGGTGACCCACGTTTAGTTGCTGAAGTGGTGAACAACTTGGTAGAAGGCAAGTCTAACAATACAGGGGAGATTACGCTTAACACAGGCGGTGCTACTACTACAACACTGTTTAATGAACGTATAGGCTTTGAGTCTATTATACTTCTTGCACCATTAAGTGTCGCTGCTGCTGGAACTGGGGTACAGCTTCCTCATGGATTATTTGAACATGATACAACACAAAATTTTTCTGCTAACATAGCCACTAGAGTTGCTTTAGGAGTAGAAGAAAGTGCTTATGCTATGTCATTAGCAAGCGATAGAGTTACAGTGGATTACGCAGGATATTATAATGTAACATTTATGGGAAGGTTTAATAATCCTTTATCTCAAATTCACAATGCTTATTTGTGGTTTAGAGTAAATGGTGTAGATGTTCCTCACAGTGCAGCATCTGTAACTGTTCCAGATAAACAAGGTTCAATAGAAGGTGCTGCTTATGTAAACCTAACACATCCTTTAGATTTAAACGCTAACGATTATGTAGAAGTTTATTGTGCTGTAGATGACGCTAATGTATCTTTAACTGCATTAGCTGCACAGACAACACCACCTTACGCTAGACCTAGTGTACCTTCTTCAACACTAGAATTAGTTATGCACTATCCATCACAAGTAAGCGGTTCTACTGGATTGCCTTATATTAGTGATAGACAAAAAGGTCAGGCAACTATTACTCACCTGCCTAATAATGTGGCAGACAATACCTTTGGGTATATAATAGTAGGGTAATCAACCAACCAATTTAGTCTTATGAACTTATACATCGTACCAACAAATCAAGTACACCGTTTTTGGGATAAAGCAGTTCCTCACATAGAACAAGCCATGAAAATGGGAGACGGTGAGTACACCATAGATCAACTAAAACTATTAGTGATACAAGGGCAACAACAACTATTAATGGTAATGGATGATGAAGACAAATGTCATGTAGCCCTGACAATACAATGGACTACACTTGGATCACAACGTGTTTGCTACATTAGCTACATAGGTGGCAATAATACCCAAGAATGTTGGGATCAGTTTGTACAATGGGTAAAAAACAGTGGTGGGACTTCAATACAGGGTTCTACTAAATCAAAAGCTATCGCAAGGTTATGGCGTATGGCTTATAAAATGCAATCAAAATACACACTAATGGAGCTAAAACTATGAACGATTATTTTCCAGAGCTAGACGGAAACCAATCTATTGACAATGGAAAGATGGGCAGAAAGTTATTTAAAGGTGGTGGTGGAGGCGGTACATCTACTACTAAACAAGAAATTGATCCAGCTATTCTTCCTTACATTACTTACGGCCTAGACGAAGCCAAATCATTATACGGCCAAGGTGCTCCTGAGTATTATCCAGGCCAGACATATGTTGACCCTTCTTCACAAACAACAACTGCTATGGATTTAACTCAAGCTAGAGCTTTAGAAGGAAACCCGTTGGTTCCTGCAGCACAAGCTCAACAATTAAGCTCTATTAGTGGCGATTATCTTTCAGCTGGAAACCCTTACTTTTCAGGAATGATGGCAGGAGCAGCAAGGCCAGCAATTGACCAATTTAACACAGCTATTAGAGATATTGGTAGCAGAACTGCTGCATCAGGAAGATATGGATCAGGTGCTATGGGTGAAATGGAGTCACAAGCATCTAAAAATTTAGCGACAGCATTAACAGACAAAGCATCACAACTGGCTTATCAAAACTACGGGCAAGAGCGTGGATTTCAAAATCAAGCTATTGCTAACGCACCAACGTTAGCGGCAGCAGATTATCAAGATATAGGCCAGTTGGCTAGTGTGGGTAAAACTGCAGAAGATTATGCAAGACAAAAATTAGAAGCAGATATTGGAAGATTTGAATACGGGGCAAACGCACCCCAACAACAGTTAAGCAATTA